CTCTTAACCGTAAACATATCATGGAAGGATATTAATATGTCGGTATACTTTCAAAATTTTCCTATTTTAGACTATGATATGTATGACGATGGTCATACGATGAAGCTAACTGATATTTTTAGAACTGTTAGAATAAAATCAAGCATAAAAGAAGATATTTTATTATATCATAAGTACACAATTAAAGATGGACAGCGTCCTGATCAATTATCATTAAAACTTTATGGTTCTCCAGATTATTTTTGGACATTTTTTATGGTAAATGAGAATTTGGTTAACTATTATACTGATTGGCCGCTATCTAGACAAGAATTTGAAGATATGATAGTCCAAAAATATGATGGATATGTATTAACTACTAATCAAGATATATCTCAAGGATTTGTAAAAGGCGAAATAGTCAGAGGATTAATTTCTGGTGCTTATGGTACTTTAGAAAGTAAAGATGCTAATACAAATACGTTTAGAGTAACTAATATTGTTGGTCAATTTAGAGAGAATGAAATTATTCGTGGTGATATTAGCAATGATGTTAAGACTATTACTGGTCAAACAGAATATTATAATGCGACTAAATATTATGTAGATGGAGATGGTGCAATTGTTGATAAATCAGCCATTGTTGCTATTCCAGTTACTTATCTAGAATATGAGAAAGATTTAAACGACTTAAAAGCTGAAATTCGCGTTATTCGTCCTGCATATATTACGCGAATTGCAGATGAGTTTTTTAAACAAATTAATCCAAATCGTGAGTAACAAATGGCACAATTAGGTAAATTAGATTATTCGATAGTAAGTGCTAAGATTGTTTCATCTAATGGTGATTCATATGAATTTAAAGACTTGATATCAGGCGTTGATATCTATGAATCTTTATTGTCTCCATATATTAAAGCAGATTTAACAATTGTTGATTCTTCCAATTTGATGGAATCATTACCGATTATTGGCCAAGAAAAAGTTGATTTAACTATAATGGAAGGCAACAATCTAATACAAAGAGTATTTTATGTTGGTTCTATAACAAACTTTGTTAGAGCTAATAATCAGGCTGCACTTTATGTAATGAAATTAATTACTCCAGAGCAAATGATGAATAGTTTATTACTAGTGTCTCGTGCGTATGATGGTACATTAGATACAGCAATTGAAAAAATAACAAAAGACTATTTAAGAAGCAAATTAAACGTAAAAGAAAAAACAATTGGAAATTATGGTTTAGTCATTCCAAATTGGAATCCATTTCATGCAATTGATTGGATAGCAAAAAGAGCTATGACGTCTTCGAAGATGCCATTTGCTTTTTATGAAACATTCCAAGATGGTTTTATGTTTGAATCATATGAAACTATGTTTAAAAAGAAAACATATAATAAGTTTGTTCATAAGGGTGGTTCAACTGCAGAAGATGATGCTGATAATCAATCTGCAACATATAATGTTGCTTTTGAATATGACTTTAAAGATTACGCTAACACATATAAAAATACATTAAGAGGAGCTTTTGGTTCTGGTATGTGGGTTGTTGATATTGCAACAAAATCATATAAATTTGTACAATATAATTATGAAAATGATTTTAAGAAAAAAACTCATTTAGCCGAACAAGCGTTTGTTAATCCGGATTTTAAAGTTGAAGATAAAAAAATAACAGAATATGATGCAGTTCATTATACTATTAATAAAAACACAAAAGCTTTTGGCGATAAACCAGTAGGCAATTATAATAGTGCTGCTGAATATACAAAACTAGAAACAGATGCATTTGTTTATCAATTAACTCTTAATAAATTAACCTTATCTGTTCGTGGAAGAGCTGATTTAAGTGCTGGTAAAGTTATTGAATTTATTGTAGATAGAAATAGGCCATCTAGTTATGGTAATACAAGAGAAGATAATGAATATTTGAGTGGAAAATATTTAGTTCTTAACGTTCATCACAAGATGTCTGCAGGAAAATATGTGAATATTATAGACGTTGTTCGTGATTCTTTAGGTAAGAAGGTGAGAAAGAGCGAATGAAACAATTAATGCATTGGTGGACTGGCGTAGTTGAGGATAGAGATGACCCTCAAAAGCTTGGTCGTGTACGAGTTCGTATATTTGGTCTACATACAGATGATCTTTCCAAAATTAATATTGGAAATTTACCATGGGCTCATACTATGATGCCTTGTACATCAGCTTCTATTTCAGGCGTTGGTTTTTCTCCAACAGGTTTAGTTGAAGGATCTTGGGTAGTAGGTTTTTTTGCAGATGGTGAAAATATGCAAGATCCTATCGTTATGGGATCTATTCATGGTTATCCAACTCAACCGAAAGATGAACAAAAAGCATTTAAAGATTTCTATGGAGTATATCCTCGTTGGCACAATGACACTGATGTTAGTTATGTGGCCAGAGAAAAATGGAATGCGCATCAATCCTATTATTCTAGATATCATGAGAGAATAACAGGAATTGAAAAATCATCTAAACCAACATTAGATACCGTTGATACTAAAGCCTCTGAAGGTACTGAAGATGTACGCAAGACTTGGAATGAACCTGAACCAAGACATGGTGCTGGTGGTATGTATCCATATGTTCATGTACATGAATCTGAGCAAGGCATAGTACATGAAATTGATGATACACCAAACGGTGCTCGTATTGTCGAGTATCATCCAGCTGGTACTTGGCATGAAATATTTCCAGATGGAGATAAGGTAACCAAAGTTTCTGGAAATAATTTTGAAATAGTAGTTCATGACGAAAACATTTTAGTTCGTGGATCTAGAAGCGTAACTGTTGAAGGTGCTGCTCATTTATTAGTTAAAGGCGATTTAATAACTGAAGTTAGAGGTGATTATCATTTAAAGGTACACGGTAATCGTCATACAAAAATTGTTGGCAATGATTTTATGGAAGTAGTTGGAAACTTTAACCGTAACGTAAAACGCGATTTCTTAAGTAGAGTTGGTAAAAATCAAACGTTGTTAGTAGACGTTGATAAAACTGAATCTGTTGGTGGTACTAGTGGATTGACTGTTGTTGGTAAAGCTGATCAGATGTATCTTTCAACATATAGTATGTTTTCAAATGGTGCACAATCGATGTCTACTAATTCCACACAACAGTTTTTATCAAAGGATGGTTTAGATTTTGGTTCTCAATCGGACTGGATTTTAAATTGTAAGTCTAGTATGACAATTAATGTTAGTGGAGCACTTAATATTAATGCTGGACCAACGTTCAAAGTATTAGCAGATAAAGTAGAGTTAAATTAATATGGCAGATAATAAATCAAGTCCTGTTTGCGGCATTAATGCATCGCTCGATGAAGCTAAAGCCGCAATTGATTCATTGAAAGGACAAATCGCTGCGGGCGTCAATTCAATTGGAAATCTTGGAGATATAGCTGAAACTATTAAAAGTAAACTTGCAGAAGTAAACATTCCTCAAGTGCCAATAACAAATTTACAACAAGAATTAGCTAATTTACCAAATTTATCACCAGAAGAATATCAAGCTAAAGTTGCCGAACTAAAGCAAAAGTTTGGTGCAGCGATGAAAGAAGCTGGCCAAGATTTAGACGAAGTTATTGGTAAAATACCAAAACCTGCTGGATTAACAGTAGATGGTGATAAGGATATATTTGCTGGACTAGCAGCATTAAATGATAAGCTTGGAAAAGCATTTCAAGAAGCACAGCAACAGTTATCTCAATTAAATATTGAATCTATTGTTGGAGATATATGTAAAGGTGTTCCAAATTTAGAAATTCCTGAAGTTACTGAAACACAAGTAATCGTAGATCCACAAAATCCACAAAAACAACAGGAAGTAGTAGTTCCTGTTCCACAAACTCCTACAGTTAATCCGGATCCTCCAAAACAACCTCAAAAAGATCCAGTTGTAGAATCTAAGCCAAAGGCACCTCCAGCTGGAGGTTTTACCTTTGCATTTACAGCTGATAAATTACAAGCTGCGTGTGGTGCTGAAGCTGCAAAATGGCATAGTTATTTAAGTGAAATGCTACCAAAGTATAATATTACCACTCCAGAACGTGTAGCTGCGTTCTGTGCAAATGTTACAGTAGAAACTAATTGGAAACTTTTAGAAGAAAATTGTAATTATGGAGCCAATTTCCTATACAATTCATTAAATCCAGGTAAAAAACGCTTTCCAACCTTGGAGGATGCTCAAGCTCTAGTAGCTAAAGGTAAGGAAGCGATTGCAAATGTAATTTACGGTAATCGTATGCTAAATGGACCTCCAGAAACAGGAGAAGGCTACAAATATAGAGGTAGAGGTCTTAAACAATTGACGGGTAAAGATAACTATACACGCGCATCAAAGGTATTTTTTGGTGATGATAGATTAGTTACTAATCCAGATCAAGTAGTAACTGATAAAAATATTGCTGTAGAAACAGGATGCTGGTATTATAAGACTGTCAATATTGCTTCTTATGCAGAT